TTCCTATTAGCTTTCTTGTTTTTCGGGTCCCAACGGGTGTACTTAGCCATTGGTCTTACTCCTTGTTATAGTTTCAACATCTCTTTGGTCATGATATAATCACGGACAAAATCCGATCTTACAATATCTTCCCAACCAAACTCGACAACAGTAAAGTTTCTGAGTTGTTCAATAATGGATAGGAACTTTAGTATACCAGTCTTATCTGTCTCTTTCGTAAAGTCAGACTGGTAATAGTCACCACACATGATGAACTTACAGTTATCACCAACTCTAGTAATTATTGAGTCTAGTTCGTGGAAGGTTAGGTTCTGCATCTCATCAAGAACGATGATAGCGTTTGAGATAGTCAGACCTCTAATAAAAGAGGTTGACATAAATTGTACCGTACCGGCAGTCTTAAGTTTAGTCCACGCATCAGCATTTTGAAAAAGCTCAGCGCAAATAGATCTATATGGACTAGTATAAGCGTCTTTCTTTTCTTCCTCATCACCAGGAAGATATCCGATATCTCTCGTCGGTACAATTGATCTTACAATCACTACTTTATCGTAAGGAACTTCTTTATCTAAGACATCCTCAAGCGCGAGTGATAGCGCAATAAAAGTTTTACCAGTGCCGGCCGATCCAGCTAGTACTAGACTATCTCCGGAATCGTAAGCCTCAAAGGCTTTTCTCTGGTTATCAGTAACTGGTTGGACTTCTTCCATATCTTCCAGTCTGAGTTTAAGGCTTGTCATATTAGTGTCTATTCATAGTATGATTACGATGTGTCTGTGCAATTTTATCTTGCACTTCTCTAAATCCATTATCAACTGGTAGTCTACTGCCAGCTTGGTGTACAAAACCAACTGGAACTATTACAGACTCCAAATTGTTTTCTTTCATATAGGTTTCTTTTTCGTCCATCTTTACAAAATGGTCGAACTCTTCACCCGTGTCCTTGTTCCGAAACCGGTACGTTGGCATTCTCTAATTCCTCAACTCTTTTTTCTAAGGCCTTAATACGTCTGGCCATTTCACTTGGTAGCATGAAGTTAGAGCAAATACCTTGCTTCTCATCTTCTTCACGCATCCTACGCTTCATGTATTGGTAGTGACTTTCCATTTTTGATATCCTCGTTCCACCATGTTGGTTCTGGTCTTTTAGTCCATACCATATCAAATCTATTTTGCTTGGTATGGTAGAATGCTCGATACGAACGAACTGGGTCGTTGTAAAAGAAACACTCTGGGTTTGAACTCATAGCCAGCTTGAAAGGAGTCATTTCATTACTCATAGGAATGTTCCTTGGCAAGCTTTGCAATGGCCATAGTAGTTTGTTTTCTGTCTCATGGGTCTTACCATATCTATACGTGTATTCTTTACACAATGCATAGAAATGTTCCCAATGCCATTTATAATTTTCTGATGATTCCATTGTCCATACAGTACATGGATGACCGTGGTGTACAGCCTTATAGTATAGCAATTCAGCTTCTAGATCATCGGCACCTTCGTATAGATCATAGTACTTGACCATACGCTTACCTGACTTGGATGGCTTCATAATCATCTTGCCGTCAAGCATCCTATGAGCTGTACTCAGCATCTGAGCTGATTCCACGATCATCTTTACCACATGTTTGTCGCACTGTGATTGTGCTGCAATGGTAGGATCTTTATCGAGTACAAATATATTCATATCAATTCCTTCATTATGTACTTATATTATAACACATTTTCACTGCTTTGTAAACAGCTAAACTGCAATATCCAATTCAACTTCGTTAATTTTAGAATTAAGATACTCATACTTAGCTTTGAGTTTGTGTACTAGATTCATATCGCCTCGTTTTTCCATCTTCTTCATATAGTGTTTCAATTCTCTAGAGTCTCTTTTAAGTCTTTCTATTTGAGAGCCACGCAAATCTTTTCTCCTTCTATAAAGGTTGGACGATGTTAGCGAAATAGTACTTCTCCTTCTGTTATGTGAGTTAAAAAAAGCCTGATAAGACTATTGTCTCAGCAGGCGCTATTCATAATGTGTTTTTCGTTGATCATAGTTGTATTTATTCTTTGATGAGATTCGGCCATGTGTCTTGCACAAGTTTTTTTGTCACACCTTTGTATACACCCATAAGCTTTTTGTCTTTCATCATATCAAACAATTTGGCATCTTCAGGCAATACTGTTTCTAAGATTCCAAGCCACATCTTTTCTCTTTTAGGAGCCATGATGCGATCACCTTCACCGCCTTTTACGAAGTATCTCATTTTCTTCATAGATTGATGAGTATTTGCAGCTCTTACCAATTGTTCATTAGCCGGCTCAAATGGTGATTTACCTTTTGGTAAATTAAATTCGAGCTTCTCATCAAAAGCTCCTCTTAAGATAGTCTTCAAGGCGAGTGATTCATACTTCTTTAACACTGCAGACTTTTCTACTTTGGTTTGTGCTTTAGCCACGATTTCAAGTACTTCGTGGATAGTCATTTTAGTGGGGTTTATTTCTTTAGCCATTCTTAAAATCCTCAATACATTCAATTAGCATTTTACAACGTTTTTGGACAAAGTAAGGAAACATCTTTCCCTGCTTATGCCATGGATCTTGTCCGTCGAACTTATTTATAATTTCAGTTTTTAGATCGTCAGGTGTATTCGCAAGATTGATAAGAGTATCGTTACGCTGATAGTTCCTATACCAAGATGCTGCATAAAGCAACTCACCGTCGTCCAGATCCTGTAGGATAGCATCGATCTTCTTCTGTGTAACTGGTGTCTGACGGATACCTTCAACGAATACGTTATCCTCACTCAATACGTTCGGTACACCATCACCACTGTCACCTTTGAGTACGTGCTCAAGGGCATACAGTCTTGGATTATCGTGTTCAACAAACTTCTTTTGCATAGGACTATATTGACGTACGTTATCAAACTTGTGTAGTTGAATAAAGTCTTTGTCGGCAGAGATAATCATAACCTTCTGATGCCGTCCAAACTCCTGTGTATCATATACGAGAGTACCAATGATATCGTCAGCCTCACAGCGTTCTACATGAATAACCTTGTATGGCATGTTCTCAAGGATCTCTTCTCGTACCTGATTAATGATACGGAAGATCTCGTTCCAATCCATACTAGACTCTTCACGACCTTTTCTACGAGATGCCTTGTACTGTGGAAACACTTCCCTACGCCAAGATGAATGATCACAAGCAATAACCATTTGACCGTACTCTTTACGGAACTTCTTGTTGTACATTCTAATCGTGTTAAGAATCATGTGACGAATCAGATGTTCGTCTACTTGCATTTTCTGTGTTACTACGCCAGCAATTGCAATCGCGTTATAGTCTACTATTATCATTGGAGGGGTCCTCATCATAATCAATTTCAATTTCATCATCGAGTTCATCTTCAATCATCCTAGCATATTTCTTAGCTTCGGTGATTAATGTATGAGACTCGTCTAGAACAAAGTGGAAGACATGTTTATTATACACGTGTTTCCTAGCAAAGGATGCAAAGAGCATGTTAGCGAGTACAGCAATGTCTCGCTTCAGCTGTTCTTCCTTGACGTCATAGCCAAGATCTTCTAGATCAGCTACCATGTTCTCAATCACATAGTGAACAGTATCCAGATCGTACTGCTCGATCCTAGGCTTTGGGAACGGTATAATGTTGTTTCCTTTTTTATTCATACTTATATTATAACACAGTTTCCTCTGATTGTAAACCCCTAATATGACGAGAATGTATTTTACAGCCTATGAACTCGTTGTACCACTCATCGGAAAGAAGTACTTCGTTATCGAACTGAGCCTTTGCTTCAAAGTAGGACATTTCTCCTTTTGTTCGGCAGAGTCGTATGATTTCTCTTTTGTAATTACTTTCCCCTCTGGACTCAACGAGTAGTTGAAGTTCCTTATTTGATCCATAATACTGACGCCAGTCTGACTCGACCTTAGTCCTAACTCTTCGGCTTCTCTTTGAATTTTTTGGTAGTACCTTAGGCCTCCAAAAGTTTTTCTTACCGAGATATTTCTTGTTTGTATCCAATTCTGTGATGACATATACGAAGCCCTGATATTCATCGGGTGTTTCATCATATGGTTCATCTTGATAAATCCATGCTAGTCCCATTCGTCCTCACCTGTGTCATAAACGATATGCCCTTCAGATATATTTATCTCTTCAAGCATTTCTTCTCCACAGGACGGGCAAAAGGTTACTTCTTGGTCTTCATCTTCAAATTGAATCTTAAACTTGCACTTACACGAAAAGCATTCTATCATAGACTCATTCCGCTGACAGCGTCGCCGAGCAACCTGTTCATAAGTTCATTATAACCACCAACATACTTGCCATCAACAAGAATTACTGGCATAGTACGAGCAAGTGGAAACTGCTCTCTTAGTTCATCTCTGGTCAAATCCTTTCCAACCACATATTCATTAAACTCCATATTTTTACTATGGAGTGATGCTTTAGTCGCCATACAATAACTGCATGGCGGATCATATTGTGTATACACATCAATCTTCATTATAGTGACATTCCTTTAAGTAGATCGTTATTCATATCTTGTTTTACACCACCAATAACATAAGAACTGATTTCAGTTTCCTGAGGTGCAACCTGTACGTTACCTCCACCAATCCACTTTTCGGTCCAAGGCAGAGGATTAGCCTGAGATACCTTGTATGGTGATGGAAGTCCAAGTGCTTTCATTCTCTTATGTGCAATCCATTCAATGTAGCTATTTAACAAGTTAGCATTAAGACCAATCATAGAACCATCCTTGAACAAGTAGTCTGCCCAGATCTTCTCTTGATCTACAGCCGACTTAAACATGTCAACTACTTGATCCTGCATCTCAACACTTATTTTTTTGAAGTCTTTGTCTTCTTTCGGAAGAGTTTTAATAATAGACTGACTAGCAGCAAGGTGCGTATTTTCATCACGAGCAATAAACTTAATGATTTTAGCATTACCTTCCATTTTTTTAAGCTCAGCAAAAGCCCAGCTACAAGCAAACGAAACATAGAATCGTACTCCTTCTAAAACGTTAATTGAATTCAGAGCCAACCATAGCTTCCGTTTCAACTCATAGGTATCTACCTCTC